CAGGAGCATGAGGAACGGATAAACCGCTGCATTGGTTGGGTAAAGAGGGAACTTCATGAGAGGAAGGAACTGTACCCATTCAATAGCGTTGTATGCGGTATTGAGATTCAGCACGTAAGTGCTGGAAGTACCAGGAAGATTTTCGTTCTTATCAATGAACGTATCATCGGTACCGTTTCCGTAAGCAAAGTAGCCTACGAACTTCATGTCGGTGGAATCAGCAGCGTCCTTTTTAGAACGATACAGAGCATATGCCGTAGGAGCAGGAGCAGCAGCATCGACGGTAAAGGTCACGTCTTCACCAGCAGCAACAGTTACAGCAGTCGGAGAACCGGAAACGGTTACCGCACCTTCACCATAACGGTTTACACCAGCAACACCATAGAAGTAGTCACCAGCATCTCCAGCAGCAAACGAAGAACCACTATTTCCAGCAACAGCACTATCAATAGTGATAGCACCAGGAGCTTTAGCAGTAAGAGCAGAAGCACTTGCAGCTCCACTTTCTTTCAGGAATACATCGTCAACCAGCCCAATGTTGCCAAACGGCGTGGGATAGTCTTTGAAGATTCCAGTTCCCTGATTCATGCCACCACCAAAACGAATCCTGTCACGCAGTAACGCCTGAACGTCTTGCATAACCATCGTTGAAGTAAACATATCAGTCGGAACACCGTAGTAGTCACGGATTTGTCTGGATGCTTCATTCATTGCGTCTTCAAACGCAGAAGAGGCAGCATCAGCACCTCTAAGGTCAATGACGTGAGTGTCGGGAATCTGTGCAGCAAGGCCATCAGGCTGATTGCTAAAGAAAGTAGAAGTCCCATTGAAGAGAGCCTTTTCCACATTCCGAACTATCCACAGCGCACCAGCCTCTTGCTCAATCGCCATAGCGTCCTCAATCATGTTCGACTGAGCAGCCTGGAGAGTGACTTTTCTAAGAGTCTGGAGATACTTTGCCGTGGTGTACTTTCGTTCAATGGTCTGATCGGCTTCTTCGCTGTCACCACCTTCCGGTACCCAGCCACCTTCATCTGCACCAACTTCGTCACGCACGTCCCACTGATGAACGACTGACTTTACAGGGACTTTTTTGAGTCTCTGGAAAAGTCTTGCTTCGTCCGTACTGTGCAGGATATTAACCAGCGTTGTGTCCAACGATTCTGGCGTGAGCGCACGACCACCTGTAAAAGATGCTGCGTCTACTCCACTTCCTGCTTCCATGGCCTTGGTCAGAGCTTCCAGGGTTTCCTGGTTTGCCTGAAGAAATCCATCGTAGCCAAGGTCAAATTGTTTTGTCAGATCCATCATGGCTTAAACCTCCTCCTTGATAAGAATCTGTTTGATATCTTCTGGCAACTCCATGCCCTTGTTGAGACGCCCTTCGATCTTGGTCACGTCACGGATCTGAAGTTTTCCAGCTTCACGAAGTTTCAGAGCTTTATCAAGAATCTGATCCCTATTCATATTAAGGTCAGCTACTTGATTTTCGTCCTGAGACTTTTCGAATCGATCTCCTACGACTGTTTTCACAGAAGAGGATTTGATCGGAGTGTTTCCGATCTTTTCTACGGTATCAGCAGTTGCTTTCTGCAATTCACCGAATGCAGCAAACATTCTACTGGTTGCCTTCTGAAGATTCTCGGATGCTTCAACTTTGACACCAAGTTCTTCTAGAGATTTTTCCATCTCAGAGAACCTATTATCAATAGCCTTAGCGATCTCTCTCAGAAAAGGTTCTACATCGAGAGCAGCAGCTACTTCTTCGTTCTGCTCAATCTGTCCTTCAACAGACTTCTCAACTTTTTCCTCTTCATCGTCTTCGTCCTCTTCCTCTTCGTCATACTCCATCTTTTCATCACCAGCTTTTTCCACTGTTTCCTCAACTGATTCCTCAGTCTCAGTCTCAGCTTTCTCAACTGGCTCTACAGACGGTGCTTCACCGAGAAGATCAAGAACGGCAGCACGAGAGTCTTCCCAGGATTTATTCAACTCTTCAAGAGTGACTTCTTCCTGTACCGTTTTTTCTTGCTCTTGCTTACCCATGAGTTTTTACCTCCGTAATTTGGGAATCTTACGAGCTACGAAATCAATCAAGGTGGCAGCAACGCTGTCAGAGTATCCTTGATCTTGCGTATATGATACTACGTCATTCAATGACGCAATCTTTCCTTTAGATAAGCCAGCAAGCAGCCCATCGAAATAGCGTCTCCCCTCTTCGTAAGGAACTTCAGGAACATCCCTACTTCCAAACGTAAGGTCAGCAACTTCATTATCCAGGCTCTCACCTGAAAGTGCTCTTCCACCGCTATAATTCGCTGCATTTACGCCACTGCCAGCAGTTAAAGCCTTCCAGAAGTCATCAGTATCCTGAACTTCCCCTGGAGCTTCCATCGTCAATAGAGCTTTTGCAAACTCTTCAAAAGGTACCAGGGAGACATTTCCCAGTGTACCGTCATTAACAGGCTTATGTGTGATAGCTGTCTCATTCCAAATTATTCTAGAAATAAGTCCAGCTCCACGCTCTGCACTCTTCTTCAGAATACCTCCACCAATGCTTGCACCAAGTCTTGCACCAGATATGATATTCTTCCAGACTGATTTGGCAATCTCATTCTCCTTATAGAGAAATCCTTTCACCAACGTTCTACCGTCTTTTCTGAATGCTACATCCAAAGGCTCACCAATAATGAACTCTGGATTGCCAGTGTGTTTATGTTTATGATCCCAAGAAAGTACACCATGGCTAAGATAGTATGGTGCTGCTTCATTTAGAGCTTTCTGTAGGATAACTTCCTGATCTTGATCTAAGCCTTCGTTGGAAGCTTCAAGATATACATTCCATTTACCACCCTCATCCTGGCCTTTGATAAGAATCTGACCCTGGAAAGGAGACATAAACGGTACTAAAGAAGGATCTATAAATTGCAATTCCCTCATCGTTTCCTCCAAATAAAAAAACCCATGATGAGCCTTAAAACACCATGGGTTTCTAGAACCTCTAAATTAAGTTATCTGTCTTACACTTGTTGCAACGAATCATGATCGATTCTGGATCTCTCATGCTCTTTGCCAACTCTTTCATAAGAAGCTTTCCACAAGTGATACATCGACGTTCAACAAAGTCTTCTTTCGATTTACTGATCACCAACTTATACTTCTTAGGCTTAATACAATTCTCTCTAGAATCAGTAGTGCTGTCAACCATTACTTTTTTTCCTTATCACTATCCTCTGGCTCTTCAGGGTATAGTTGTTCTTCACTAGATTCTTCAGCACCATAACCTTTCAAAGTAGCGTCAACTTCCAGCTTAGTTTTCATACCAAGCCTTACATATTGATAAGCTGAATGTTTCTCTGACTCAGCAGAGTCTATGAACTCAATCCATTCTTCTTTACTTGCGTCATCAAACTCACACTCAACTCCACCGTTATTAGAAGCAGTATCTACAAAGTACGGACACTTAAAACAGTGCGCCTGAAAATGTCTAGAATTAAGGCTAACAATCTCAGCCAAACGGTGACAGTAAACCCTTCCAGAATCATCTACATAATTTACGTGTAATGTCTTCATATCTCTCCCCTTACCTACTTGATACTTCAATCCATTGAATTGGAACAACAGCTTTAGGATTCTTCACACAGTATTCATCATGCTGCAAAAATCCACTTGTATTTCCACCAGTGACACCTTGAGCATAAACAGTATCAATGGCTGAATCATAAACCGCTGAACTGTAAGCCGTTCCTGGATTCATTTTACCAGCAGCAATTCTATTCAACAAAAGAACTCCAGTATTTCCATGCCTTCCAAAAGACCTACTATGCAGATACTGAGAAGACTTAGAACTGGACTTGGCTATATACACACCATCACCCAGCATACGTCCTGCCTTAGCTTTCTTAGGAATAATGAATCCACCTTTAATTATTTTAGCTCCAGCTTCAAAGTCTGTTCCATGGTAACCGTACATAACATTACCTTTTGAAGACTCAATCTGTTTGTAGTCTCTATAATAATCATGGTACTGAACATCAAAAACATGATTTACTTTTACTGAACCTTTAGACCATTGCCCTCTTATCGCTGAACTGTCATGAGTCCAATCATCATCTATTTTCTTCTGCCATTCTGAAATAGATTTTTCACTTGTTTTTAAAACAATTTTTGGTGGAGCTTTCTTTCCAGACTTAGTAGCAGCAGTAAGTCCAAGATTAGAAGCTATAGAGTTTTGTCTGGCTTCTGATACTTGTGCCTGAAAATCAGTATGTGAGAATACATCACTCTTTCTATAACCAGACGAAACAGAAGCAGAACCTCCAGCCTTAATAGGATTCTTATTGCTATAAGGAACAAAGTTTCCAGGCTTGAACTCTGGAACCAATTTTGATTTCTTTGCCAGTTTTCTAACTTGCCAATTCACTCCTAACATATATGCAATAGACTGATCAGCATGAGTATTTGCATCAGCAGCCGTGGAGTATGAATACCCACTTGGAGCTACTACAGTTTTATGTAAGAACTTTGACTTTAAAGCATTCTTCAAAAGCTTTGTCTCTCCATAAACTTCACGCTTTGAACGTCTCTGCCACTTAGCTCCGTCTTGTTTATGTTTGGAAAATACTTTGTAACTGAGAAGATCACCTCTGGAAAAACTATCATCTTTATATGCAGAAGGACCGTGTGTACTAAAATTAACAGACTGACTAGAGTTTCTACTGGATCTCATGAAGTATGGAACGTTGACCACTACTTTCACTGTTTCCTGTTGAAAGCCAGAAAGATCATTGTACATACTCATTATCTTCGATTCGACATTATCACTTGTATTCATTATAGAAGTGTCACCTAATGCCTTTCCTGTATCGAATATAGCTTCTAGTTGTAGTTCAGTCTTTTTTGTATCAAAAGACTTTCTTCTAGAAAGTTTTTTAAGAGTGTTCGCCATATCTCTCCATGATGCAGTTTCTTTTAAAGCGAAGTGTGCGGAATCATCATTGTATCCACCATCGAGATAATTACCGAGACTTGAACTTATATAATAGTTTTGCGCTCCACCACCACTATTTTTCACATAATAGAAACGCCTAACTATCTCTCCAAACTCTTCATACTTTCTGGAAAGAGCATATGCATTATTTTTAAAATCCTCAAAAGACCAATACCTAGAATCTCCAGGTTTAAAAGGATCTAAAGCAGTGCCATAGTATGAGCCATGAGTCTTCATGTTTGCTCCACCTGGATTATAGGTACCATCTGACAATGTTGTACCTTTAAACCATTCTTCCAAAACTGGAAAGGATTCTGGAAAGAAAGACGCAAAAAATAATTGTTTTATATCACGCTGCATCCAATCTCTGGCATTATAAATATCCTTGGTTATTCCCATATCAAGCATTAAGTTTCTACCACTGGCAGACAAACCATCCCAAGAATAATCCACTGAATGCATAGTGGAATCTATATCATGCAGATACAGATCAGAGAACATTCCTTCTAAAAGTACTCCAGGAACCTGATCTACTATATCTTTACCTCTTATACCTTTTTCAAAAGCTCTCATTTTATTCAAAACTATTTTATCGTTTTCATGCATCTCAATAGCTTCAATCCAATTGTCCAACTTTTCGATTGTATGATTTTTAGCATTCTGAACTTCTGAATACTGTTGCGGTTGGTTATAATCTGCTTCCATTTTAATTTCAATGTCTTTCTCAGCTTTAGGTGTATCCATGTAAGCTCTTATGGAGCGAAGTGTACGAAGTGCATCAGCCATAAATATAGGATCATCAAAAGCTTTACCATCGGTATCTACTGGATACGTAGAACCCATACTCTTGAAATCCCTGGCCTGAGAAGCAGTCATCTTGAAAATATTATCTAGATTTTTCTCTACATAATCTTCAGCAGTTGAATCCAAGCATAGAACACCAGATAGATCACAAAGTCTCCTGGCTCTATCGGTAACATCTTTATCATGGTAAAGTTGCTCTTTCTTAGGCATAGCAGCTAACTGAGCAGCCGTAGGTTTTCCACTATCAGGATCAGCGTCCTTGGCAGCATCAGCTACAGCTTGTTTAGCTTTAATTTCCGCTGCACGTTTCTTTGTCTGTTCCTTCAGCTTCTGTCCAGCAGTCTTTTTCTTTGCAACAGCTTCAAGCTCTTTCTTCTCAGCATCCGATACCATACCATCGTATTCCCAACCCTTCCCTGTTTTCTTAAACCACATCCAGGCTTTTGCGCCTTTGTAGTCTCGGAAATAGGCTTTCCTTGTTCCAACAGGCATGGCTCTACGGCCTTTTTCTAGAGTATTTACAATAAGCATAGATTTTTCTCCACTCATTCTTTTGTAGATCCCCATGATATAAGCGTAGTCTTCTGCATGGCCTTGTTCAGCAGCAAGCTCTTTTGCTTTAGCCCACTTTGATTCATCTACAGGTTTTCCATCTATTTTCTTTGGCATAAAACTATTCCTCACTCACTGGCTTTGGATCTCCTACTGGACGACCAAAGAGATATAAGCCACTGATCTTCTGTAAGACATAAACTACTTCTTCTAGAATATTTATTGATCTCAGTAATTGATCTTTCATATGAACGGATATCAACGGATCGTAATACAATTGAACCAACGCTCCATGCGTAGCCACTACAGCATTTATCACAGCCCAGTTCAGAGCTTCAATATTTGCTTGAAGTCGAATAGGATCTAATGCCTCAATCCATTCATCTATCGATTGAATATTTTCAATGTCTTCTAATGAAGGTGGATATTCAACTTCAATCTCTTCTATCCTATCAGTATCTTGAGCTTCAAGATTCGGTAGCGCACACACAGAGAGTAAAATTGATATAAATATGATGAGTACTTTCTTAATCACGTAATTCCCTCAATCATACTTTCAAGAAATGAACTCCACAAAGCACCATAAGCTAAATGTTGGACAATTCGTTTCTTGAAGTTTTTCATTTTCCCAGCCTTAGAAGCTGACGGATCTACATTGTCATCATCTCGTTCTACCAAGAACGTCATGAACAATGCTACAAATAATATTGCTGCAATTCTAACAGGATGCCATGTTGACCATGGAATAACAGGTATCTGTGCATAAATAATTATCTTCACTAAATACGGAACAAACGGACTCATTAGAACGCCAAAGACAGTACAAAAATATAGGACTATCTGCTGATACGTTTCTACTCTCTTTGACTTTTTCACAAACACCTCTTTAAAAGAGGGTAGAGAGGAATTAACCCCCTCTACCCAAAGGAGAAAGAATGAAGAATCCCCTACCTGAGAATAGGGAATAGCTCTTTCATTTCAAATTGACCTTCAGCACTAAGTCTTGCTACAAGAGCTTTGACCACAGCCAAAAGATCTTGAGCAGAAACATTAGCATTCACTTCTTCAGCACTCGGAGTACTGAGGATTTTCGGTTCATCAGCAGTAAGCACTTCGTCCTCCCCTACCGCTTCGTCAGCGATAATTTCATCTTGATTCTCGATTGGATCACTCATTTTTTCTTCTCCCTAAAAATGTAATTAAAAGACTAGCAGCCTTTCTCTAATGTGTCTCTAGTGTATCATGTGCCAGTAGCTGCCTTCAACTTCTTAGTGTACTCTTCTATCTGAGGATAATACCTAGTCCAAGTGCATCTACAGTGAGGATGCTGACTACCAGACGATACCCACCAGTCATTCTTACGCCTACCAAAGTTATTCTTTCCAGGCCAAATAGCAGTGTATTCCTTCCCTTCAATAGTTACCGTATCCCCACCAGCAGGAGCATTTTCTAGAAGAACTACGATAGTATCACTAACCTTAGATGCACAAAAACTACAAGCACCAGCCCCAGATATCCCTATCATGAATTGCGGTTCATCTTCTTTACCCTGGCTTAACTCAGCAGTGAGATATCCATTATTAAAGTTAGTTGCTGTTTCAGTTTCTGCTATCCTTCTCCAGTCCCTGTTGAGAGTAGAGAACTTATCGAACAGATCTGTCCTTAACTGTCTTGCAGTTTTACCATCCTGGAATCCCTGCATGATTGTTTCTGATATCAATCTTCTAGATCTATTCGTTACATCTTGAATTAGCTCACCAGTATGGACCGCTCCCCAATTCAGAATATTCTGATACATATCATCTGCATTGACTACTTCAGTATGCAAATCAATATTCAAATCTTCTGGCTTTGCTGTTATCCGTGTGTCTGGATCTAACTGTTGGATCACCTTCCCCATAGCCACAGCCTGATTCAACATAGCAATGTCAGTATCTCCGTAGATATATTTAAACGCTGCATTCAGATCCCTCTGGATCTGTTTCCATTGCGTCCTAGTCAACGGTTTTCCTGATCTTGGATCTATGAGTATCTTGCCATTTATTTTGAAAGGAGTAGTGTCGGCTTTTTTTATATCCAACTTCAGCCACTTCGTTATGATATCGCTCCACAACAGATACAACCTATCCTGAACCAGATCACTGATACTGTCTGCATGTTCCCTCAATGAAGTGTACGGAGTAGGTTCTGAGTGACTGCTATGCTCCAGTTCAAATGGAGTATTTGTTGCTTTACTAAGTATATCTATAACCTTTTCGAACTTTCTTCTAGAATCTTTTAAAGGTGCATAGATCTCTATTAAAACGGACATACTACAGCTTCCTTAATACTGATTGCATACTCATCATCATCAAGAGGCTCCATGATACTTGGAGCTATGTACAACCAATTCATTCCGTCTAAGCTATGGCGTAGAAAATCCTCAACATTCTTTTCATTCATATAAATAGCCAATGCATTGAATCTTTCCCTTCCCTGTAGCTCATGACCTGTAATTTCCTGGAGAGTCTTAAAGACCCAATCAGTATAGTTGTTCATGTTCAGAGTAAGCCTTTTACGAGCATCCCTGCCTGGATGAGCAGGGATTTTATCCTTATAGACTCGCTCTACACCTATTTCCTTCCAATCCAGCTTCCTTATATCCACAATAGCCTCCAAAAATGTAACAGACTGTTACATTTTTACGGATGATACGCATAAGTATCAATCTTCCCTTTCTCTTTATCCCACAACATCCCTGTTGTCTCTCTTAGATGGGAATAGCCCTTTCCTGCATGATAATCATCTAACGCTACCAAAGAAGGAAGAACCAGTTCTCTTACCCCAAGATCCTCATCCAATACCTGGAAAGCTAACGAACTTGCTGCATGTAAATGACCTTTATGCCATTCACGATACTTGGTATCAGCCCAGTCTTGTGGTTTCTCAACAGCCATTAAATTGATAAGTACTCCCTTGCCTTTACGCTCTTCTGATCCATGAGTGAAGCCAAGTAGAGATTTACCCCACCTGTAATACTTACGTAGAACAGGACTATTATCTACAGTGACATCAGGAGCATTGTAAAACCAGCACTCAAGAGCATCACCTAAGTAAAACGATCTCTCTGCATCGTGGTTACCTAAGATAATAATAACATCTACTGGAGCAATCTGTAAGCACATCTCAATAATCTTTACCCACAGTCTACGTCCAGCTACGAACGTTTTCTGCCAACGATCATCTTCAGCCTGACGTGTACCGTGAACCGTAGTATCGTCCCTACTGTTCACATTGAAAAAATCGTTTCCAATCGGTAGAAGGATTCGCTCTGGCTTAACGTCTTTAATTCTAGAAAGTTCGTAGCGTACTGCATCCAAAGCAAGCTCTTCAGCAATCTTCACGTCATAGTGCTGACCTCTTGTTTCCTCTGCCCAACTCAACTGACCAAAATGATGATCAAACATGGACAACTCAAACAGTAGACCACTTTTAGATATTTGTGATTTAGGAATCTTTGGATACTTAGGAGAGTACTTCTTAGCTTCCTCCATCAACGCTAAGATAGCTTCTCTTTCATTCAGAGAATCCTCACGTAGCTTCAGCCAAGCCTTCACCTGAAAGTTTTCGTTAGCCTCACTACCCCAAGAGTTGACTACGTGCCTCTGGACTTCCCATGCACCCATATCAACACCTGTATAGGCCAACAATTCGTCCAGCGTCCTTATGCTGGATGATTGCGTAACAATATTTAGATTCGGTCCCTGAGCATCCTTCATCACCTTCACTTCAGATTCTGCTGGACTCCCATGCCGATAGTAGTAAGCTCTACGGACTGATCTTTTGAAAGTATCCAGTCCAGCAGCACTCTTCGTCTCTTTTTTAAATACTTCGAATAGACGATAAATCTTTTGGATATCGTCCACGTCCTTCACTTTCCCCGAAATCCAATCACTAGGTTTGATCATTGTAACCTCTGTTGTTATTTCTTATTCTTTCCCTTACCCTTCTTCTCTTTCTTCCTGGAATGTTTAGCCAACATTGCTTTCCCATCAGCTAACGCTTTCTTTCCAGCCTCAGTAAGCTCTGGTCTGTATTCCTCCTTAGCCATGTGAACCCACGACACGAGCTTAGAACGTGTCATGTTATTGTACAACTTCCGCTCATCACCATCTAAATCATCGAGCAGAACACCTTCACCATTTCCTACCTTCTCCAAACACTCAAGCATCTCTGGAGAACCGGAAACTACTTCTGGCTCTACTTTACCCTTCTGTTTTTTTCTAGATTTATTGTCAGTCTCTTCCACCTGACTTGGCTTTCCCTCTGCTGCTGGAACCCAGCCACCATCCTTCTTTACCATGGTTCTACCACCATGTTTACGAATAGTGCCGTCTGGATACGATTTACTCTTGTGAATCACCACCAGGGAAACAGACTTCTGGATCTTGGCTTCCTCATGAGCATCCCTGGAAGCCTCATTAGCCTCTTCACGTGCTACTTCTTTATCTCTCTCGGATTCTTCTTCGTCATCCTCATCATCAGCCTTCTCAATCGTAGCCAGTTTCTTGTAGTAGTCTGGATCTTCCATTAGATGATCCAAAGCAATCTGCTCTGCAACCTCTCTATCGTCAGTATGTTCCATTTCTATAGCAGTACCCTGCTCTATGGCTTCATTAGTAACACCTTCGATGATATCACCTTCCTGATAAAGCCCCTCTTGCCTAAGTACATCAGCTATTCTGCTATAGCCTGATTTTAAAACGAGCATAGTTTTTCCCCTACTCTTTAGTATGTCTGGATTATTTGGATCAAAGGAACCTTCGTTCTTTGTACTCTTTACCTGAGTAGGATTGAACGCTATCCACACCTTATGTTCCTTAGCTCCAACGTTCCAACCGCCTGTATGCTTAATACCATCGAATCCCATATTCTGAAGGGACTCAGTAAACGCTTGAGTATCATGTGTCTGTGTATTAGTTAGAATGTACTGAATATCACCGTAGGTAAGAACATCACGCTCTGATAGATGCACAGCTTTGAATACAGGATCTCCTTTCTTCCAACCCCTTACAAAGTCGCTCTCTTCTCTATCGTCTTTATGGACATCATCAAACATATTCTGTTTGATCTTCAGCAAAGTGTCATAATCGTATTTATCAACGTCAGCAGAAACGTCCATACCAGTAACTTCCTCAAATCGATCAAAGCCCCAGATATCATCCAGGTAAGGACTGAACCCATCCTGCTTTAATTGTTCTAGAAGTTTTTTGGTATCTTCCTTGGATACAGCTTGATCCATATCACATGGATTCTCGATAGAAAGGTAGACCTCATAGACCTCTGGATCTGGTACAGACGGCTTAATTAATGACCATTCTTCAGATATCGCTTCACCAAGCATACGCCTTGCCGTTGGCAACAAATCTTCTTTAGTAGTCATCTTTGCACCAGAAAACGGTTGATACTCCTTAGTCATCTCAGCTTCCAGCCCAGACAACAGCTTATCAATGTTTATCTTGCCGTCTTCTCTTGCACCATTCCATGCTTTAACTATCTCAGAAGTCCAATTTGGATTGTTACCCTGTCCGATATTACTAAGCATCTCTACAATATCTTTATCAGAAGGAAGGTATTTCAACTCCTTACCTGTCTCGGCATTTTCAGCATCAAGGATCTTGTACCCTTGTGCATATTGCCAATCAGAGTTTTCCCCTGCTTCCTTTACGTTGGAGTACTCAGTTGCAATCTCTTCATCTTCAGTGAAATACAGACCATCACCGTAGATACCACCTGACCTCTTCCTTACTTGGAACTGAGTAAACCCACCACGAGCTGTTCCATGGTAAACCTTCGTGGCAATCAAATTGTAGTTTTCTGAAGGATCTCCACTCTTCTCTACAACCTTTGAATCACCAAACCATGACTTGAACTCTTTCGTACCCTTCAGCCGTTCTTTCTGTTCTGGAGTACCTTTGATAACAGGTCTTCTATTGAACTTCTTCTGCCCAGGCTTTTCCCCTTGACCTTCGTATTCCCACTTCCCACTTTGAGCCTTTCTATACCAGTACTTCCCCATCTTTTTGACGGTTCCCACTGGAGCAGCTTTGCGTCCTTTTTCTAGATTTATTGCCAACATCATGGACTCCCTAATTGTCCTCTCCCCACTGGATGGAATTATTCAGGTGCAGAAGTAGGCTTGAGAGTGGAAGTTTCAAGAAAATCTCCTGGCACAGCCAAGTCTTCTTTCATATCTGGAAAGATATCAAACCCACACTCATACGCACTATCATCAACGTATGTGCTGCATACCTCTCCAAACAACTCAGCACTGAAAGGAACCCAGCCAATCCAATTCCAGAACCATCTGAACGGTGCCACTATAGCGAATGTCACCAGGGAAAGGAAGTTGTACGGCATTTCATCCCCAAGGGATTCCTCACACCACATCTTAATCAATTGAATCGTATGATCGGAAAGCGGTTTTACTGGCTCCACCCACACTTTAGGTTTTGCTTCATCTTCAGGCCATTTTGAATATTCAGTCTTCCTGGCCCCATGGAACGTCTTACCACCATACTCCCAAACGGATGAATCATAGATATAACCATCGATCCACCAACCTACGTGAGTGAACTCCTTTCCAGTAAAGAACACAATACACCTGGAAACGAAATCTCTGAACTTGTTTTCCTTCTTCTCGTAAGGCCAAAGAGCAATCTTAATTTCCATTTACACACCCTCCGTATCATCTTCGTTATACTCAATCTCAATATCAAGAGCCTCTATCGAATCCTCTGTAGTTCCAAGGAAATCATAGTCCAGTTGCTCAAGTGTATCCTCTACAGTGTCGAAGATAGCCACCAATTCATCTATGTCATCATTCTTTCTAATGAACTCCAGAACATCCAATAGTTTCATCACAAACTCCTATGAAGGCTCACCATCAGTCACTATGACTTCGTAAGCCCACTTCTCTGAATCAATATACAACTCTTTCTCCACAGGTTCTGTTCCTGGCTCTTCACACACCAGCACTTTCTCTTTTGGTAATTTTACTACTTCATCCACTGGAAATACATCCTCATCATCTCTGAACGGAACGATAGGATAGAATACGTTAGTCTTCAAACCACCGTACTCTTTATGTAGCATAGACATAGAGATCATATTCTCAAAGCTCTTCTGTCCTCTTACATACTCAGTATACGTAATCACGGTCTTCCCCCAGCCTGTCTATAAACAGTTCTCCACGATCTTTCGAATCCTCTATCCCAAAGATTCGCATTGTATTTTTTAAATGTAGCCTTGAATGCATCCAAACCTTTCAATCCATCCTTATCAGCTATCTGCCTTCTGAGGAACGATTCCCTCTGCTTTGGAGAAATGTTATTCACCTCTCCTAAGTTTTGTTTTATAGCTTTATCTGCTGCATCAGAAACTTTGTACCCACGAGCCATGAACTTGAATGCTCTAAGTATGTACCGTGGAGCAACCTTCAACGCCCCAACATGACAGAAATCAATTGTCTCGTTTTTGATATCGTTTATTCCATTGCCTGTAGGATCGCACATAATCCCACTCAACGGATCTACCTGGAGACTGTTCATTGCCAGATCCCTGGACGTTGCATCATCATACAGATTCCAGCCCTTAGCCATGTCACGCATCTCTGGAGAGTATTTGTGTACTGGAGTGATATCTACAACGTCTGATCCATCAGTAAAGGAACACAACCCCAAGTGCTTATTCGTTACAGCGTTTCGTACCCAAGCTGGATTGATATCATTTACTATAGCGAACAACTCACGATCTGTTCCATTGAATATGAAATCAACATCCTTAACCTCATCCTTCTCTGAGAGAATGTCACGAACCGTTCCACCTACCACCTGAAGGTTAAAACCACGGCTTTTGAACTCATTGGCTAAATCGTAATAGTTCATATTACTTCCACCAATCTTCTGCTTCATGGTTTTATCTAGAACTTTTTTGACGTTCCCATTAACCTTATAAACATTCTTCATATCCACTTTATCATACAATGAATGCGGTTGAATCTTCCCTACTGGACTGACATCTCTCCACGCTGCACTCTCAACCTTTCCACCAGGGAACTGCACCATAGCGAATCCACCAGGACCGATAGCTACAAGTTTTCCTGTTCTACCCTGCAAGTGTTTATGATAGCGTCCTGTATACTTTACTTCCTGGCCTTCGCCGATTCGATCTCTTCTAGTAAACTTCGCTTTGGTAGCATCGAACTCCTGTTGGGATATGGGAGAATAGCCTGTGTCAGCAGCCTGTGTAGCCTGTTGCGCTGCTGCTCTGACCTTTGACCTTGCACCAACATTAGACGTGGATCTCTTTGGATCTGCTGAACCGTCATAAACCCAATTACCTCCCATCTTTACGAACCAGTTCTTACCGTACTTTCTACGTGTACCATCTGGTAAACCTTTCCGTGCTTTCTCAAACGCAGTAGGATAATCTCTATGTATTGATTCACGTAAAGCAGTATCTTCTTTAGTCTCCTGCAAGATCCTCTCCTGACGTGCCTTGTCACCTGGAAAACGATGTTCCAAGTGCCTTACGATACTGGCTTTGAGCTTTTCAATCTCTTCAGTATTACCTTTCTTCTTCTCATGCTCTATTAGTTCTAGATCAAAAGCCACATGACCTTTAGCCATTCTATCTTCAGTAGCTTCTTTCTCAGCTTTCTTATCCATGATATCTGACACAGCTATGATTGCACTTACTGGAATGTCCTCAGACGTTCTAGGATAACTATCTGCTGCCAAACCCCACACATTGACCTTACTAACGTCTATAGCCATGACAACACCTTTGCTGTCACTTGGAATGTACTCAACAGCCGTTCTACGGTCCGTTGCCATGTTCATTCCTTCATGTGCAGAGATAGCACCACGCATATCAGTGTCAATAAAGCCCTGTTTTAGTATTCGTTTGTAATCTTCTAGAGTTACCCCACGATACAATGGACCGTTTATTTCATAGGTACGTCTCTCCAGCCCACCAACTGAACCAGTACTTTCAGTACCCTTCTTATAAGTACCTTCCTCTGGGAGAGAATCCACAATCTCTTGTCTGTCAGTCGTTACTTTATCTGGGACACTCAGAGTCTTCTCTTTCTTGCCCTGAGCCACTGGAACCCATCTACCTTCAGCCACTTTCTTACGTCCATGACTCACAGTACCGATGGGCATTTTCCGTGCTTTCTGTAAGGTTACAAGCTTCATTTAATTAGCCTTCTTTCTTTGCCAAAGCAGAATCAAAAGCCTCTTTCTCAGTAGCGAAAACCCCTAAAGCTTCTCGTGATTCTCCCTCACCTCTGAAAGCTGCATACATAGTAGTTTTGACTCCAGTTTTCTTATTAGTGGCACGAACCTTACGTACAGTTATTCCCTTATACTTTTCAGAAGTACCTTCACTTACTGGCTTCCAACCTTCAGCCGTCTTCTTCATCTTCTTACCACCATGGACGGCAATAGTTCCTACTGGAGCTTCCTTAGCCTTAGTAAACATCACCAGTTTTTTTCTAGATTTATCCATGGACTTCTTCAGCTCAGTAGCTGACAGTACAGGAACTTTATATAGAGCAGCACCTTTCACACGCTTGTTCATAGTCAATCTCCTTTGAGACTTCTTCAACTTCATTCCCTTCTTCTCTTGGAGCATAGTCTTAAACTCATCTATATCGTATTCATCCATAGATCCAAAAAACTTAGGATTATCATACTGATGCAGATAAGCTCCCTTGGCATCTGCTGGAGTATTAAATCCAAGCATTACCTTATCTTCATCAAACTTTCCAGTCTCTGGATTATTCTGATGGACAATAAAAACCCTACGACAGTTGGGATAGTGACCGATATAGCAATCAACATGATCTCCATCAACTCCCTCCGTTGTACGAATGTAGCCATAAGGGAAATGAGCGAAACTCATTCCCTCTTCGCCTGTATACGGATCTTTCCAACATCTATACTCACCCTTATCCGTTTCAATGGATACTGGCAGACCTTGGAAATCTATTTTGTATGGTATTTTGTGCGCTGGCATTACTTCACCACTACCTTCACAGACTTATCTTCACCCAGGCTCTTAAAGAGAGATTCCCAGTCCACCTGAGTTTCATCTTCCTCTGTGCCTTCACCCATGCCCTCACCACGACCTTCATCCTGGTAAGCTGGATTCTCTACACCCTCTTCTTCTTCCCCAAAGTCACCACCGCCAAACATTCCACCACCACCTTCCTGCATCTTGGAAGCGTTGTAGATCTGTATAGCTTGTGGATTCAACACCACATTGGCATAGTCTTCTTCAATCGGAGCCAGACCATCTGCCTCACGGATCTCATTGATAGTTAGATAAGTTTCAACGTTCTTACGTCTCAGATCTGCAAGCTTATTCTCATCATCTTTCTTCAACCCGATGAACTCAAACTTGTAGTCTTCGTTGACCTTCCTGAGAATCTTATTTACGTGTTGTGCAATAAAGGAAAGCATTGAAGCCAAACCACGGTCCTTAGACTGCGATATCCTTGGCTCACTGTTCTCACCGATGATTGCTTGTGAATCATCAGTCTTCAATCCCATCTCAGCAGGGTCCATACCGAACACAGCAGATATGATTGAAGTGAGGAACATCATGGATCTATGATATTCCATATCACGATTAGACGGCTGAATATTCTTCCAGTCCAAACCTATTCCGTCTTTACCAGAAGGAAGAACTGGAATGTTCCATGTTCCACCAGCACCAGACATTGCTGAATACCAATACTCACGAATACCGTCAAGCTGCTCTCTACCTACATCACCCATAACCTGGATGAATCCCTTGGGAACTCTGTCACGAATCATCTGATCCCTGAGATAGTTGTAGCCGAACAGAAGTGTAGTAATCATATCAATACACTGCTCAACAGCAGAATATCCGAATCCTCTGAAACGAAGATCAGCTCTCTTGTTCTTATAATCAAAAATCAGATCTTCGTTAGTGTAGGTATTGGTAATACGATCTTCCACCACCTGAACAAACCTGTCATCCTTACCAAGAGTGACACGTTCACCAGTAACAGAAATCAATGTATGTTTACTAGCTTTTTCTGGATCGACACGTTGAATAGAAGCACCATCCAACGCCCAGAATGCAATTACTTCACCCTTACGGTTACGTTGCAGTTCTGTAGCTACCTGATCCACCACCAACGTCTCACGAACGAACATCTCAACATAGTCAGAGAAATCATCTTCTCTCATGGAGTCATATTCGATTCCAGTCTGATCCAGGAACTCTGCCAATTGGTAAAATAACTTCTCATCTTTTTCGGTAGGTTCTTTACGTGGATCTCTGAGAGAGAAATGATAACCTTCCTCTCCTTTCTCTTCAGTATACTGAAGGAATGACTTTACCTGATCAATACGAGTGTTGATAATTGCTGATATCAGAGGAACTTTGTCTACAACGTTACGAATGGTTAGGTAATCAATCTTCAGAAGTTTCTTACGAATACCTTGGAAAGCACCAGACCTGGAAAGCTGCCACATCTCTGGCATAACCAGAAGTGATTGTAGCTGTTTTGCTGAAGCTTCCAAACTGGCAAGATCGGACGGATGGGCATTCTTGCTCCGTTTATTCTTCTTTCTTGGCATCTAATATACCCTCTATAGTAGTTCTCTTTCTCCTTCTAGATTTTACAACATAACCCCACACTGAGCAATGAACATAAAAAAACTCCCACCTTTCAGTGGGAGCCTGAAATAGCAAAATGTAACAGACTGTTACATTTTATTCTCTCTCTTCAAAAGGAATCGGTTCAGAATCTGTCTCTGACATTGCTTCTGCTGCTTCCCTCATTGGATCTTTGAATGAAGCCACTTCTTCAGATGCATCTTCAGGATTAGGCATTGTGTCATAGTCTTCCAGCTCATCCTGAGAATCAAGGATATCACCCAGGATATCTTCTCTCTTTTCTTCCTCAGTCTCTGGAGTAAACGGTGAACCAAGCTCCAGTATGGAAGAAGCGGAAGGTTTTTGCTCTGCTACCATCATGCGGTACAGTGCATCCTTAGCTTCCCAATCATCTGGCTTGTAGCAATCCCATCCACCGATGGAACCAAATACCGCATTCCTAACCACAATAACGTAGCGGTTGCCTCTGCGATACTTCAGCCTTCCCCACACTTTCACTACTCTACCTTCTCGGAAGAGAGCCAATGCATCAATAGCATCCTGACCACGGTGCTGGACCGTTACCTTGGTAATGTTCCCTGCATATGAGCTTCGTATCTCATACTCCAACCGTGCCTGTCCCTTTGCAGTGTAAGCATTCAGCTTTCCATTGCAACGTCCTGTCATCTCGATCTTGTTTGTGTCTAAACTCATCGTATAGACTCCTTAAAAAATATATTTAGGTTCTCACCGAACCTATTTTGTATTCCTCATACCCCTTCAGGTATGCCTCTCTCTGGATTGCTGCTTCCTGTGTCTTGCAGAACCCACAACATGGTATCTCTGGACAAAACCCACGATACACACACTCAGCTCTGCACTTGTCTGCCAGTATAGCATCCATTCCATAGAGAGCATTGATAACATCTTCCCACGCTGACCTTGTTTCCTTACTGGCATTCTGGCACAAACGTTTTCTAGATATATTTATGATTGCTTGTGCATTGATCAGCATTCCATGGCGAACCATTGTCTCTGATTCCCCTCTCGGCTTCCCTGTCCTGTCTGGCCTGGACGTTGAAACGTAATGTTCCACGCCAATCTTATGCCTAACAAAGTGAGTACTAACCCACTTGGGAATCTCCAGCTCTATCCAGTACTGCACGTGTCTGATAGGTGAATGCTCTGCCATTAGAATCCTTGTTCTGAACTCCCTGGTAGGCTTACCATCTGTTGGTCCCTTATGAACAGTCAATCTTGCAGCATCAAGAGCATCTTCATATCCACTGACACGCTTCATTGCTTTCACACAACCAATAGAAGTTACCATGGCTTTCATTACAGCCAACCCAATTCAGTCATTGCATGAAGGATCAACAAAAACCCTGCCAATGCTGGAAGTATTTTGTACAGCACCACACCCAGTATCCGTAGATTCTTCTCTACCTTCACACTGGCTAATATTCCGAATGCTGTTACCATCACTCCTATAATCAAAACTGCTAATAACATTTCAAACTCCTTCTACTTATATAATACCCAGCCCAACGGCTTTTTGGCTAAAAAAGTTTCTACTAGAACCACTTTTTTTCTCCACTAGATTTAGCCATATAACACTTCTACTTCTGGAACCTCTTTAGATCCTAAACAATCCACCAATTCCATTTCTAGTGGACACATTGGTAATGAATTATTCCTCATCCTAAATGTCTTTCCATCAGTAGCTACCACAAACACATGGCCCATCATCTTTACTTTTCCGCAAAGCCATTTTGATTCCATCCATGACTTCTCTTTTGCTACGGCACTTTCTATCGCAGCAATAGCATCTATTAACCATACTTGAGTTTTATATGGGATAGATGCATCAGCATTCTTCTGATTGATATTTGATCCAGACGGAGCCATTTTCTTCAAAGCTTCTATGTCTACTTGTTTCTGTTCCTCTAATGCTGCTTCAAAAGATGGCTGTATTACATAATCAACTACCCATCTTAGAATCTCTCTCCAATCCTCTGTTGGCATCTCTTTGATAAGTTTATGAATTGGCATAGCTTGTTCATTATCCACTGCTTTACGAAACGCTGTATGAAATACCTCTCCAAGAACATCAATCAATTTCTCTTTTGCCACCTGATCAAGTTTCATTAGGCTGATTCCTCTATCACTTTTTCTCTAGAAATAACATTCATTCCTTCACCTCTCATCATCAAACTCTTCTAGAATTACAGCTTTACGACACAGCCTTATCACCCAATATCCTGGCATACTGTCTAGGTATTTACTTTCACCTTCCAGAACTGGCTCAGAAAACAAAGGACACCAATCTCCACAGTACGCACCAGAATTAAATGGGCATCCCTGCATTCTTTCCTTTCCAGCTCTGTTGATAACTAAATAACCAGCGTTATCGATCCTACCTTTCATTCTTCTCTCTCCTTTTGTTGAATTGCATAAAACAATTCTTCTTCAGTTATAGGTTCAGGACTTCCTTTAAATGGTGTAACCACTTCCAACGCTTCAGTCTTTATCAATGATGGATCATCATCACCTACCCAAACTACCACAGTCCATGACTGATCCAACATGATTGGATTAGAAGCAACAAACCCTTTCTTTCCTGCATCCAGCCAACCTTCTTTGATAATCACGTAATCAGCTATATTCATATTTTCGTAACCATGATCCTAGGAAACGGATACATTGACTTAACCTTCAATATGTTATCCCCTGCTTTCTTGTACTTGTTTCTAGAAGAAATAAACTCTTCTGCCAGTTTCCGTGTCTTAAACATAAACGGCAATTCAAAGTTACCGTATTCACTGGATACCATGATTCCGTAAACAGTCTTTGACTTCTTTCTCCTTATCACCATAATTCTCATCCCCCCTGATAGCTAACGCCTTGAAGCTCTTCAATCTTTGCAGCAAGCCACTCGTTATACTCTTCAGGTGGATCGGTGTAATCCTCTACATCAGGACCATCATAATCTTCTAGATCTATTCCTTCCAATTCTGAACACATATCCTCACACGAATATGATCTTTCTTCTAGAAGTAATCCAACATCACCTTCCTGCAACCCTTCAGGCATGTTGTAGCGTTTCTCTTCGCACTCTTCTGCCAACTGACGCAGTTCATCACAGATATTCTCTACCTCACCTTTCAGATCTTCAGCAGACATTCCTGAACTACTCAGCCCACCAATCATATCATCCTCAACCTCATACATCCTTGAGAGAAAATCTGATTGTGTAAGCTGACTTCTTTTCGGTGGAGTAAGACTGAAGTGTTTCCCACCATACCTAAACTTCCACCAGTAGTAACTTTCTCCAGCCTTACATACTGGATTATCCTTTCTCGCTTTCTTTACAAAAGTTACTCTAGGCATTTTCAATCTCCCTTATCGACTGATACCAGGAATCATTTCTCTTGGCTCTTGCAGCACGTAGAGCATGAGCATCTTCCATGGCATTGGCTGACAACTTCACGATATACGTTCCCTTCTTATCAGTAGTGAAGTACTGTGAAGCTCTTCTAGCAAACTGGATATAACCTTCTTCATCCCATACTTTTGCCAGATTCAAATCCACATCATTCATATACTGAATATCTACAATACCGCTGTTATCCACGGCACGACATTCTAGATATAAAAGAAGGGACTTCTTTACTTTACTGCTTTTTTCAGTAATTCGATTTTCCTTCTTTTCATCATCCAGATTTCTCAGTTTATATCCAGCCCTCTCAGGACCGATGGACATATAATAATGGCACTCCCCTTTCTCATCTACAGTAAAAGCTGCAAAAGCTTGTCTGTAGGGATTAGGTAGTGCCATGTATCGAAAACATTCTTTATTCTTGGGACATTCTTCATTCCTGCACATTGTGATATCAGGCATCTTTCTCTCCTTTACTGTTCACACTGAACTCAGTTAAAGCATCTGGATAATTCTCTTCACACCACTGCTTCATATCCACAGTCTTCCTACAACACTCTTCACAAGCCCACGCTAAGTAGTCTTCTTCAAGTACCTTGGCAAACGCCTTGGCAGCTTCCTTCATCCTTTCAGTAGGTTCAAAGCCACCATCACCATATGGACTTTGGTATTCATCGTCCACATATTCTAGAACATCTTCTAGAATTGAATCCCAATAAAACTTAACATGCATTCTTTTGAATCCTGCAAGCTCCAAAGTAGCTGGAAGAATCTGACCACAGAAATCATTCATTAACCAATCTTCAATGAACTCATCAGGATCATCAAAATGCAATTCTTCTGAATCAGGAAATCCCCAAAGTACAGGCTCCTTCTTCGTTTCTTCTTCGTCTGTCTGAATGATTCTAACAGAGTACAGATCTCTATCAACTGTGTTGGAATAATGACGTTCCAACTTTCTGGCTTCAGCCATGGATACACAAGGCATATCAGTAATAATCTTAGATTTCTCTAAAGGACCGTCTACATCTCGATACTGAAATATCTGAACTGCAATCTTCATTCTTTCTACCACCTTTCTATCATTACGAACTTAACGATTATTGTGTTGACTCCTACAAGCATGACCTGTTCATACAGATACTCTTCGGTATTAAATCTGAACAGAACCTGTCCAGTAGTATCGTTATATAGAATTGCTTCTGGAAAATACTTGATCGAATAAAAGTAAACCATCTCATCATCTAAACTTCTGTCACCATCAAGATCGTAGAGAATGTAGACTTGGTTCTGTTTTGAATTAACGCCCACCTGAATCAGTGGAGCTTCTATCTCTTCTCCGTTAAAAGTAGATCCATAAATGATTGACTGATATATTCCGTCAATCGGTGCTTCAGTTTCAGCACTCCAGCTAATCGCTGCAACCAGTAACATAAAAGTTACTATTAAAATCTTCTTCATTTGTTTCTCCTTATACTCTCCAGCAGAAGTCTTCGATATACTTCTGAACTTCAACGCTGTCCATGTGTCTAATGATTGTGTCTGCTACTACTTCAGCAGCTTTCTTCAGTTCTTCAGCAGCAGGAAGGCTCTTTTCCCATTCTTCCGTATTGTAAGAATACAACTGCCAATCTCTTGGAGTTTCAGGAATAGCACGTTCACCTTCAGCAGCTTTTACCATCACCACCTGGAACTCTCCATCAGGTTCTGTGTCACCAGCTCCACGCTCAAGCCATTTATCTTGTACTGTTCCAAAGGCTTGTACTGCATCCTTTACTTCCTGGATTCCAGAAACACACTCTTCTTCAGAGTCTTTGTCTGCTTTCCCTCCGATGGAGCAAAACATCTCTACCAGTGTGTCCATCTCTGTCATGACGTAGCTTGTAGGCTCCGTATCAACGTAACCTTCAAACTTTGCCAGTAGTGTTCCAGTACCAACGAACCCTGTCATATTCGCCCTGATCTCCAGGGTATCTTCAAAGTACTGTCTGGTAATAACGTCTCCCTCTTCAGGAAGTGCTTTAATCTCAAAGAATCTAAGCTCTCTTGCCATTGTTTTCTCCTTCAATGTTTTATACTAGAAAATATAGTCCATTGAACAATATCTGTCAAGGTTTTCTAGTGAAAAAATTGAAAAACTTTTCACAGCCTTTTCTCCTTCGATAGCAAGGATTCCAAATCACCATAAGGAAGATGCTCCCCACATACGTAAATCACAGCCCATTCAATTGCACGTTCATGAGTATGATAAATCTCATGATCTCCTATAAATGCAATCTGGTACATAGCGTGTTTTCTACAACGAACTCCATCATCATCCAATGCCTGACAGATCTTCTTTTTCTGATCCTTAAAATGGATAGTCCTAGGAAGACGAAACGAACTTTTCATTATTTACCTTCTATAAGCTTCATATCATTTTCCAGCATATGCTGATAAAGTGTTCTAGATTTATCTACCATCATATAAGGAAGGAAGATCTCAGCCATATCCACCATCTCGATATCTACCATGGCAAGTTGGGATTCTATCCACCGTAGTGCCTGTCTCCAGGCTACTCTTCTGGCTTGCTGCTCATCCTTTATATAACGTGTCTCACCATGTTGAGCCATATTCCACAGTGAAGCCCAACGGATCGGAAGCTTGATAGGTACATCTTTTCCCATAATCTCAATAGTGAAAATACAACCAGAAATCTCTCCATCTTCATAATCATTCATGAACCTGGAAAGATTGTAATTCTTTAGCAGCTTGGCTATCTCGGCTGAAGTCTCTTCAGGTTCTTTCTTAGTCGTTTCCATGTACAGTGTTTTCATCTATCATCTCCTGCATATGTTTTTGCTGTCTTTCAATACGTTCATTTAGCTCATCTGTGATTTCTTTTGCTCTGGTTTCCCATTCACCAGTAGCAATCATTCTGGATCGTTTCTCATTGGCAATCTTCACAGCATGATCTAAATCTCTTGCCCATGTTAGACATACAAGAAAAACCTCAGAATCAGCGTACTTATATAGATCAGTAGAAACTTTAAAATGGGTAATATCTTCCTGGCCCATGTTGTAATCATCGAACAATTTACCGTCTTCAAACATACAGATACGAAACGGCTTAAACCCTCTCGATATAAGAGAGATTCCAGCATCAACTTCTTCTTCATAAATATCTGGATCTTCATTACTCCAATGATCAATCAATGCTGCAAAATCTTCAGCATTCTTTCTAGAAGAAAAAATACCATGCATCTGTCTGTCAGAATAGTGTCCTGTCCAAACTGACCAAACCTTCATTATTCATTCCTCCATTTAGCCTTCTCTGAGAGAAAGAACTTATCCTCAGAACATGGCTTGCAGATCCACAATGTCTGCTTCGTTTTCTTATTTGTAACGCTTCTACATGGTCTGTCAAAGCCACAACCATCACACGGTTGCTTCCTTACTCCCTTCACCTCTTCATCCCATTCACGATCAGTATGAGTCTTTCTCTGGATGAAATTACAAGCCCTGCAAAGCCTACCATCCACCAAAACCTTCTCCTGTTCACAACCAGGACAATAGGCTTTATCCATCGTCTTCTCCAAAGTTGGAAAGATACTCATGAAACTGCTTCTTCATATTCCGTTTCATCTCCATGGCAAACGCCAAAGCTTCTTTATCATTATCAAAGATGAATCCACTTCTCTGGAGTGTTACGGACTCTTCACCATGTCGATATTCCACAGAGGCTGCATAACCATCAGCAGAGTGTACGGAACAGATCCTGATATCTTCTCTGAATGTTACATCGGATATCTTGTCAGCATTATCCTTCATCCAGTTAGCTACAAAACCCATCTATATACCCTCCGTTGCAATCTCGTAAGCTGCTTGTTCAATAGTCAAACCCCTCTCAAAAAAGGATCTCACTCCTGCTTCTGGAAGACCATCTTCCATGTCTGTTACCTCATGAAACTCACAATACTCTGTAAGTTCTTGGTAGTATTCATCAAAGGTCTTTGTAAGCATCTTCAACTCCTTTATGCTTTTCACTAGAAACTATAGTACCCTTATCGGTATTTGTCAATATTTTTCTAGTGAAAAACATAAAAAAAGTGGGGAGCCGTCAGAAAAAATCCTATAAACTGACGCTCCCCTGGTTTTTATGGACAAACAAGTATAAATAATAATGTTTTTATTAGTACATTGGCCCATTCCTCCGTTCATAATTTTCTTCTCAGTCTGTCCTACTGAAAATGTAACAGTCTGTTACATTTTGAAAAATATCTATATCCCACCATGCGGTAGGATAGCTACTAAAATATGACACTTGCTGGACTATCCCAGGTAGTGTATAAATGACCATCTTGGTTCAGTATTAGACTCCTGACATCATCCTCATCACTTGAATCCTGTACACAAAACTTGAAATAAGTAACAGAGACTCCATCGACATCATAGATTATTGCTCCGTAGCTCAATCTTCGAATAACTTTATACCTACTAACGGTATGTTGAAAGTTCTCCCACCAATCGTTGACATCCCCTTGATCTATATTGGACTCAATCCAGTCCCTTGTAAGCGTAGCCTCTGTTGTTTGAGCTATAGTCCAGGGAGCAGTAATAGCCCTGAAGGTAAGCTGACGAATACCAAGCTCTTTAGACATTCTTACCCAGGCCGATAGATTGTGCTGCATAACAGAAGGTGTAAGCATTACAGTAATTCTTGGAATTATCCCCAAGTCAGAAACGTGTCTAAACACGTCTTCAAAATCATACAACTGTCCTGGATGATCAATAGATATAGCCAACGTAGTCAATCCAACTTCATGAAGAATCTCAATATAACCACCATCCTCTAGAAGTAACTTCCCATTAGTCTGGAGTACCGTAGGAAACGCTCCAAACTCAACCAAAACATGACAGAGAAGATCCTTATCTAAAGTAGGTTCGCTTTTTCCAGTAACCACCACATCAGATATTCCAGAATAAGAAGCGTAGCAAGATACCAATCCAAGTCTTTCTAGAAATAAATCTTTATTGGCTTGTGGCTTCCATGTCATTCTACTGACACAGTAAGGACAATTCTTATTACAAAAATCCGTCTCAGGAATACAAACTGCCAAAGTTTGTGCTGTCATTTTTTAATCTCTCCTTACTTTATATTACCCTGGCAAAACACTTTTTGGCTAACTTTCTCAAACTTTTTAAAAGTGTCGGTAGGGGCAAAGGCACCCTTTTGTCCTAAGCCCCACCCAACCTACTAACGAAGATTCGGTATTCAATGCTTTCGGTGGGTTCCGAATCACCGACACTAATTTATTCCTTCATTACATTTCTCACAGCGACATTTCAGCCATGAACCATTGCGAATCCTTCCAGGTTCACCACATAGTTCACATATAGTCTCACTTTTTTTCTCTGCTTCATCGATAGCATTAAGCACTTCGTCTGAAGCAATGTTTACGTAAAACCTCAAACTGCCAAACTTCTCTTTCACTTGCATGGCTCTAAAGTGAGGGCTGATACCTTCTTTTTCGATCTTCTCACAAAGATCCCAAATAAGCTGGAACCAACCATCACCACATTCAAACCCAAACATCATAAGATCTTGATTCATATTTCCAGAAGAAGTTAGGAATGGAAATCTCTCATTCAGCTTTCTTGTGTTCTCTTGGTTCATAATCTTTTAATCTCCTAGTAAATAGATATCTAAGTCTTGTAAAAAATGGAGCAAGATCCACAGAGTCACGCAAATCATGAAACGCATCTCTGGTATTGTCCAGGTTACCACGTAACTTCTCTATCGTTCGATCTTGACTATCCATTGCATTCTCTACCAAAGGATCTAAGAACACAAAATGAGAGTCATGACGTTTCCCCTCTACATAATGTGATATCTTTCTAACCTTAGCACGGTGTACTTTATGGACAAAAGGTTCATCTATTTTTTCTAGATTAAAACTCATTTCTGGAAGTAAGTGGTACGTGTAGTATTGAGTACCCCCCATAATAAAGTCTTCTGAAGGACGCATGATTTTTACTTTAACCTTTTCCATCACCCTCTCCTATGAAACGCTAATTCTCTACTAAGATCTTTACCCTGACAATTTCTAGAAGAATACTTATCCTTTATCCTATGCTGCTGTCTCTGCTGGAGTTGAATAGTGGAATAGTTCCACGCCATATCAAAGTATTCACCCAACACAGATATCAACAATACGTACAGGTAGAAAGAATAGACATACATTAAACTACTCCTGCTTTCTCCAGTTGCGCTTCTGAACACTCAGAAAGGAACACCTTCCCTTGGTTACGTCTCAGTGATCTCGGTGCAAGCTCCTTACCATCTTTCTTCCGTCTCCTACCCTTTGGGTATTCGCTTGAAAAAGACTTTCCATGGCTTTCAATTTCACTTTTCATTAGTTACCTTCCTTACATCTGCATCAGTAGCTTCTATAATCTTCTTCCCTGACTGCTTCTTCACTTCTTCCTCTATCTGGCTCATCTGCTTCTGAAGAACGAATTGCATTATATTAGAAAAATCCTTAGTAACATCTATAGATTTTTCTAGAAGAATGTTGTCTTCATTATGAGGATCTACAGGACCGATACGAACCTGAAAAGTATCCTGATTTATTCCAAGCATCAAATCATCTATACATACCATTCGATCTTCCGCTTCAGCTCTCTTCTCTTTACTTTTCTTCTGACTCATTTTCATCTCCTAATATTTCATAGTCTTTTTCTAGATCTTCTAGAGAAATAATCTTAACCAACTTTCCTGCATACTCTGGAAAATGTTTTGGCATCGTAGGAGTCAGAAGTTCTTGTGGAAGCATCTTCTCAATCTCCACATGAGTTGGTAAACCAGATACACCACCTATCAGATTTAAGATAAGCCAATGATCTCTATTAGCTTTTCTCTGTATCAGATATCCCTTCTTTACCATCTTCTTTTTCCTTGATTTCTTTGGTGGCTTTACCTCTACAGTACATGCAAAGGTTTTCACCAGTAGCTTCAAACTTCTTCACAGCCTTCGTCTTACCACACTG